TTGAGGAATCGGAATCGTGGCTCAAAGTCGCGTTCTAGGCCAACGGCGTCCAGAGTCTCTTCCAGGGCGCGGATATGACCCATGGTGGCGAGAACAATCCAGCCTTGGCCTAGGAAGGAGGCGATTTTCTTACATTTGGCGGGAGATTCCACGACGAGGAGATTGACCATATCTGCTAGAGAGACCGATGTAAAAGGGGCCTTTAGTATTCAAATTTAGAGGGTTAAGGCCTAGACTTATATTTATACAGTATATGCCGAGGTCAAAGGGAGCCAAGATCTCCGATTTGGAAAATATTGTACTGCAGAAAAACCGATTCGCGGCCTTGGAGCTTGATTCATCTTCTGATTCTGAGGTTGAGGAGATGGCCGACTCGGCCGACGAGAAGGGCTTGGCCGACGAGAAGCCCACGATTACGGGTGAGATGCGTAAATGGACAAATCCGGATTCAGAGTCACATGTAAACATCTTCAACAGCCCCTTTTACAAAGGCAAGAGATCCACCTTTAAACAAAATACGCGCCCGAGATTTGTGGATGATGAGTGGACGAGCATTGGAGAAGAAGCTGGGACAAAGGTTATGTATGAGGAACGGGTACATACTCTACGAAGTGATGCAAAGACACCTACGGGGGACACGATCATATTTCCCCCCGAAGAAGATACGACTACAGCATCCATGTGGGCGGAAAAGGTAAAGGAATGTTTAGAGAAGGCCGAGGCTGCCCGAGCCAAGCCCGACGATTTCCACGAATCTCTGAATCGCCTGAGTTTTTTCCGGCGTCCAATGGCTAAATAATTTGTAGATGTACACAGTATATGAACGCCAAGTACGAGGCTTCTGTTTCTCCTTCGGCGCTTGCGGATGCTTGTTTTCAAAGTGTAAAAGGGGATACTATTACGGCGGTTGACGCTGCGAATCTAGTGGCTGACAGCTCGGCAGTGCCTTATGAAGCGAACCAGGAGATTTTCAAGAATCTCTCTCTTGCATGGTGGGTTCAGGGCCTGAATGCGGGCACTGTACAGTACCGTCCTGTGAGTAATGAGGTGAACTGGGCGTTTGTGAACTCTGCGGGGAAAGACGTGAATATAGCGAGAGAAATTACGGACATTATTATACCTAATCGCACCGCCAATCTGATTCGTGATGCCGAGACAAAAACAATGCGCTGGACATTTGAAGACAATGGATGCCTTGTAATGACCAGAGTGGATGCGATGTTCTTTTAGAAGCCGAATAAGAGCCCCGCGCGTCCTCCGTACACGCGCAGAATATTGTAGGTTTCGAACCATGTGTAGACTGTGTAAGAGGGTTGTGTACCTGTTGCTCGGAGAGAACCACGGGTCGGCTTGAATTCCAGGAACAAGTCTATGTTCATGATCTTGTCTAGATTCGCATGGCCCATAGGATTGCTGATTCCGAACTCCTCGCCTTGGGTGCCAAAGGGTATGTGGTAATAATATTTATTGTGCCAGGGTGTCTTGCGCTGTTCCATGGCTGGGAGGATGCTCTGGAATATGGCTGGGACGTCGGTGGCATATCGGACAATCTTGCCCTCGTATGTGAGGGAAAACTCGCGAATCGGTTCTGAGTCTGCATCGGAATATGCAGGAATCAGGGGCTCAAATGTATGTTTACCTAGGCCACTAGCATCTGGCCACCAGGGTTGTACAGGATTGTAACGTACAGAATAAGTTTGTAATGGAAATGTGGCGGATGCGCCATAGATGTTTGTTACGTGTACTTTGATGATATTTTGGTCTGTGTCATAGGAAAGTATATAGCCTTTGAAGGACTGAGTTGGCGGAGAAGATGTGTTTTCTACGGCGATGGTGTCGCCTATTTCAAATAAACAGTCGTCGGCGAGGCTCAATGAGACTTCAGAAGTTACGGACAATCGTGTGGCAGAAAAGGTGGTCTGTGTTGTATAGCCGGTGTCTTTGGGAGGACAGGTCATATCGCGGGTGGCGAGGAAAGGCGCATTCACTAGATCAGCATCTGTCCTGTGTACGTAGAAATACATGTCTTTTGTCGGATTTGGCACACGATAGGGTATTCTTCTACTTGTATTCCCAGCAGTTTCAGTGGCTTTTGGATAGTGTTGTAGAATGGGGTATGTCAGGTCTCCTAGGCGTATGCGATTTGCCTCGGGGCCGTCCAGATACACATATTCCAGTAGTATATTCGCTGACTGTATATCTAAGGATGTTACGGTGGTTGTGTTCGCACCGCCGCCTCCGCCGCCGTTGCTGCCACCGCTGGCGTTGGATGTTTGGGTGGTTTGTGTCAAGAGTACATAATCTCCTCCACAATTTGCGCCCTTGACCGTAGTCTGCATGGTTGTAATAGTAGGTGTAACAGGGGTCGGTATGTCGTTGGAGCCGGTAGTCGTACAGTTAGGGGTGCCGTTGGAGTCATAGACGAAAAATGGGCTTCCTGTGATGACGGGGTATGAATAGACGCCATTCTGATTTTGGCACTGCTCAGAGCTCGTGATAAGATTCTGTAGATTATTGAACTTCACGGATATCTGTACATTGTCATAGCTGATTGCGTCAATGGGAAGAGCCTCGGAAGGATCTCCGCGATGGAACCAGAAGGGCAGGGGAATTGCCAGCTCTCGGATAAGAGGAGTGCGCATATCCCAGCCGGCTTGGAAGCCTCGGTCAGAACGGCCAATCATGCGATTTAGGGTGGTGACCTTCTCAAGAGGTGTGTGGAACTCATCTAGGACTTCCATGAGCCGTCCGTCAATCGTGTCAATCGCATTCCCTCCGATAGTCACTTGCGCACTTGTAACCAGTGCATGGCCGATGGAATTTGTCCAGCCGAAGGTGGGGCCAGCGAAGGCGGTGTTATTCGCTTCGGCCTCCTGCTTCGCGGCCAGTTGTCGTGTGCCGATATCTGGAAGTGTGACCATCAGGAAGGCGCGTGTAATAAGATGGCCCCTCCTAGGGATTGTACAGCGCGCCGTTGTGCCGAATGCCGGAGTATTGTCAAATTCCACCGTATACCATTCTGTGGTGAAACGGCCGGCTTTTACATAGACGCGCTGGAAATCGTCCATCTTCAGAGAATCTTTGGTTGCGATGAGGCGATCGTCCTGGATCCCTGAATGCAAAAGTTTCAACAAGCCCGCCGAAGCCATCTTTATGCGTGGTGTATAAAAACTATAAGCGGGGGAGTCTAATCACTGAACATCTTGTTCCCCAGACCGTTCTGGAAACGGAGCCATTGTAAGGTAATCACGAATACCTTCACTTCCCACATCTTGTTGTATGCACCCCCAGGCGGTTTGATATCCAAGGTCAAGCGCACCGTCTGTAGGCGCGACGCATTGGCCGTTCCGCGCGGTTGATGTTTTCCTGGCGTCTCCGAAAAAGAATAGCCATATATGAAACTATTATAGGCTGCCGCACCTGATTTGTGTCTATAGGCGATATGTTGACGGAACCATTGCTCTTCTTGCTTTACCAACTCCACGCCATTCAATTGTATGGTGGCAGCCTTTAACAGAGGACCACGGGGATTATAAATAGGATCGTATTCGGCAGATAGCACAGAAGAATAATTCGTCCATTCATTATTATTGGCCACTTCCTTGCGTCGCACGAACCATAGTATCTCTTCCATCGGATGATTGGCTTCTAAAGGCAGTTGGACTTGTATCGTATCTTCTGATGACATCGTGGCATATTTGAGAGGCTCGGAGAAATCAAAGGTCTGTACATTGCGCACGAGGTTTTCAAAGGGGCTTCTCATAATATTTTGGCGCACACTACCATCTGTGACAGCACCGTAGGTAATCAGTTGGATTTTCTTGAATGCCGGAGTAACAGAGGATGTTTGTGTGAGGCTTATCGCTCCTGTAGCTGTATTCTTTATGTGCAGGATTTTGTTCAGTGGAACATCTGTTTCACAAGTTCTACGACCTTTTAGAAGACGTACACACTCGGCAAAAGGGCGAAGAGTCACGTGGATGCGCACGGAGCCTTCTTTACACGCGAGCAGGGGAAGAGCTTCTTGGAGCTTCGTGCGCTGAAAGAAAAATGGCAGGGGTACTACGATAGATCTGCGGGTTGTGGGGAAGGGGCGATAACTCGGAGTCTGTGTTAAAGAGGATAGTGGGTATCTGCCGAGGGCTTCTATGCCGGGGCCGTATTGCGTATTCATATCTGCGAAGAGGAGACTGGCCGTATTGAGGAAATCGCCGTCCACGATTTCGATGGTCTGGTCGCCGATTTCTAGCTCGGCGCGCTGGATAATAGCGGTGCCGAGGCTGTTTGCGTAATACCAGGGGTCTTCGGTAGGTATGTAAGTCCGTGCTCCTGATTCTAGTTGGATTAAGGTCGTGTCACTCAGCCAGTGGCCGAGTTCTAGATGAAGAAAGGTTCCGAGAAGAAGATCGCCGGCCGATAGGGAATTGAGGTCAAATGTGAATCGCTGGCCGAAGCCGGTAGGACCTCTGACAGGAAATTGTTGGACACTGAGGCTGAATGGGTGGGTCTTGCGCAGATTGTCGGCTACCCACCACGTTTTTTCGGAAGATAGGGGCGTGTAT